AGGACAAGCATTTACATGGATTGGGGTTGATGAACTCACACAGTATCCTACTCCTTACGCATGGGACTATTTAAGATCAAGACTTAGAACAACAGATCCTAAATTACCTATTTATATGAGAGCTACAAGCAATCCAGGTGGTCCTGGTCATATATGGGTAAAGAAAATGTTTATTGATCCTTCTCCTTTCAATAGAGCATTTGATGCTACGGATATAGAGTCTGGAAAAACTTTAAAGTGGCCGAAAGGGCACGAGAAAGAAGGTAATCCACTTTTTAGGCGTAGATTTATTCCTGCAAAGCTATCGGATAATCCTTATTTAGCTGAGTCAGGTGAGTATGAGGCAAACCTATTATCTCTACCAGAAGTACAACGGAAACAACTTTTGGAGGGATCATGGGATATAGCTGAAGGAGCTGCGTTTAATGAATTTTCCAGAGATAAGCATGTTGTTCAACCCTATGACATTCCGAGGTCATGGAGAAAATTTCGGTCTTGTGATTATGGGTATAGTAGTTGGTCTGTCGTTTTGTGGATGGCTGCTAGACCTGATGGTAAGATCACGGTATATAGAGAACTTTATGTTCGTAAAAAAACTGCTGAAGAGCTCGCAGATATCATTCTCGATATTGAGCATAAAGCAGGGAACGAAAATATTACATACGGAGTCCTCGACTCATCATGTTGGCAACAGCGTGGTCAAACAGGACCAAGTATCGCAGAAACAATGGTCCAACGAGGATGTAGATGGAGACCATCCGACAGGACCAAGGGAAGTCGCATAGCAGGTAAAAATGAACTGCATAGACTTTTACGAGTTGACGAAGATATGGGAGAAGCAGGTATAGAGTTTTTTGAGAACTGCACACAATTAATTGCAGAGTTACCTCAAATACCTTTAGACAAAAATAACCCAGAAGATGTCAATACGAAAATAGATTATGATCATGGCTATGACGCATTGCGTTATGGTATCATGTCAAGACCAGTGCCAAGGTCAGTGTTTGATTATAACCCAGAACATCAACCTAAAAGATGGCAACCATTCGATCAATCGTTTGGATATTAGAAGGATAAAATATGGCTGAAGAAGATATTAATTTAAAAGAAGCATTAGCAGATGATGAGGGACACACATTAGCTTCTTTTGTAGAATCTGCTTATGGTCGTTCTGAAGACGCAAGATACGATCAAGAAAGAAGATGGCTGACATCTTATAGAAACTATAGAGGTCTCTATGGTAGTGATAATCAGTTTACCGAAAGTGAAAAAAGTCAGGTATTTATTAAAGTAACAAAAACAAAAGTTATGGCAGCATATGGTCAAATAACTGATGTATTGTTTGCAGGACAAAGATTTCCAATAGGTATATCATCTACTAGAGAACCTGAAGGTGTAGCAGAATCTGTGCACTTTGATCCTAATCAAACAGAAGAGCCTCAATCTCCTTACGGATTTCCTGGAGATGGTAATGAGTTACAGCCTGGAGATACTACTAAATCTTTAGGAGATAGAATAGGCGAAGCAGCTAAAATGTCAGAAGGTCTAGACTTAAAAGAAGGACCTGGTTTAGTGCCTACAGCAATAACATTTCATCCTGCTGATATAGGTGCTAAAAAAATGGAAAAAAGAATTTTAGACCAATTAGAAGAATCTTCTGCGTCTAAACATTTACGATCTGCAGCTTTTGAAATGGCGTTATTTGGTACAGGAGTATTAAAAGGACCATTCGCAGTAGATAAAGAATACCCTATGTGGGAAGAAAATGAAGAAGGTAAAGTAGTCTATAATCCTAAAATGGTTACTATGCCAAAGCTTGAGTTTGTTTCTGTCTGGAATTTTTACCCTGATCCAGACGCTAAGAATATGGAGCAAGCAGAATTTGTAGTTCAAAGACATAAACTTTCAAACTCTGATTTAAGGGGGCTTAAAAAGCGACCATTCTTTAATAGTGAAGCTATTGATGAATGTATAGACATGGGCACTAATTATGTCCGTAAATGGTGGGAGACACAAGTTGAAGATGAAGATTCAAAAAGTTATAGCGTGGATAGGTTTGAAGTTTTCGAGTATTGGGGAAATATTGACAAAGAACTTGCAGAAGATGCAGGTCTTGACATCCCTGACGAATATGAAGACCTTGATACTGTCCAAATTAACGCTTGGGTGGGAAATGGTAAAATCCTTAGATTGGCGATTAACCCTTTCGTGCCTAATCGTATTCCTTATTTTGCTGCTCCTTATGAGCTAAATCCTTATAGTTTTTATGGTGTAGGTCTAGCAGAAAATATGTCAGACACACAACAATTAATGAATGGATTTATGCGTATGGCTGTAGACAATGCCGTACTAGCAGGTAATTTAATTTTCGAGATAGACGAAACAAATCTTGTGCCAGGACAAGATCTTGAATTATATCCTGGCAAAATTTTTAGAAGACAAGGCGGAGCACCTGGACAAGCATTATTTGCGACAAGTTATCCAAATGTATCAAATCAAAATATGCAAATGTTTGATAAAGCCAGAGTGCTCTCCGATGAAGCAACAGGTATACCATCCTTTTCTCATGGTCAAACAGGAGTTACAGGAACAGGTAGAACCGCAGCAGGAATATCTATGTTAATGGGAGCTGCACAGCTTTCTATTAAATCAGTTATTAAAAACATAGATGACTATTTGCTACAACCTTTAGGGGAAGCCTTTTATGCGTTCAACCAACAATTTGATTACGATGAAGAGATAAAAGGAGATATAGAGGTTAAGGCAAGGGGAACTGAAAGTTTGATGCGAAACGAAGTAAGAAGTCAAAGACTCATTCAGCTCATGCAAATCGGAAGTTCTCCAACATTAGCACCGTTTATAAAGTTTCCAGTTATATTAAGAGAGATAGCACACGCTTTTGATCTTGATGCTGAGAAGTTTGTAAACGATGAAAGAGAAGCAGTTAGACAAGCAGAAGTTATGAAAGCTGCAGGCATGATGCCTCAAGCTCCTGCACAACAAGCTCCTCAAGAACAACAACCTAAAGCTCCTGAAGGTGGAGGAGTTCCTGCAGGTAATATGACAGGTACAGGAAATGGCAATATAGGACCTGCTACTCCTGCTGAACCTGAAATGCCAGAGTTTTCTGGACAGTCACCAGTATTCCCTGAAGGTGTACAATGATAAAAGACACAGCTAAAAAACTTTTACCTTGTGTAAATGATCCTAAGCATAACGAGGCTCTCAATCAATATGCTAACGAAAGGATAGATTCTTTAACAAGAAATCTATATAGAGAGACAGACCATTGTAAAATACATATATTACAAGGTGCAATAATAGAGCTTCAACGATTGTTGACATTACGAGAAGAAGCTCAACAATCAGCTAAGGAGAGAAAATAATGTTAAAACCTAATAATAAAGAAAAATCTAAAGTAGTTAATGCTACTCCTACTAATACCGTAGGTAAAAAACCAGGAGGTATGACTAAACCTCCTAAACCTCAATTTACAAAAGCAACACAAGCGTTAGCTCCTAACCAACCTTTTTTAAATTTGGTAAATGCACAAAAAAAGAGAAATACACCAAGAGTTCCTGTTGGTACAAATTTTATGAAATCAGGCGGAACAGCAATACCTTATAGAACTGCTCAAGAAGGTAATATGGGACTACCATTAGGAGGTATGCCACCACCTCCTCCTACAGAAGATGTAGTATCACCAGAAATGGCAGAAGAAGCTAAAAGTTTAGGTATTGAAGTAGCACCACCAGGAGCTACAGCAGAAGAAGTAGCAGATGATCAATTAGTATTATTATCTGAAGGAGAACTTGTAGTGCCTGCTAATGTAGTTAGATTTCATGGATTATCTCAATACGAAAAAATGAGAAAAGCTGCATTACAAGGTTTAGATGAAATGCAAGCTAACGGTCAAATAGTTAGCACGCAAGAAAACCCAATGCCAGAAGGTTTAGTAGAACCTAAAAAATAATGCCAAACCAAGCTTTTCAAAAATCACTACGCAGTAAAGACAAAGATAAGTTTGTAGCTTCTTTGAGGTATGGGGGCATACCTATGGCGGCTACAGGAGTAGTTACACAAAGTCCTGAAGAAATTGTAGTAACAGGAACTAGAGAAAATCCTTTTTCTTATGGTAAAAGTTTGTTTTCTCCTTCAGGTATTTTTGGTAGAGGTTCAGGTGCAATACATCCAGAAAGCCCTGATGGTACTTTTAGTCCTGACACTCGTGGTTCAGCTATGATGGAAGACGATGAAGGTTATGATGAAGCTTATAATTATACTCAAGAAGCAAAAGAAAATGAAGAATTTAATAAAAAATATGATGAGTATGTAATTTCTAAAAATCAATCTCTAGAAGGAAAATACAGTGTAGCAAATTATATTAATACAGATATTATAAATAAAACAGTTAAAGAAACG